TATAGTAACAGACGAAAGCAACGGAGAAATTCAAGGAATTGTGTTTGTACATCGTGAAATTTCCAGTGATGGCAGGATGTATTACACCAAACTAGAATATCACAGGTACATTGAGGACGTGTATCAGATTACAAATCGTTGCTATGCTTCTAAGGATGCCAACGATACAGGAAAGCCGATTGACATAGACGAGACACCTTGGAGGGGAGAACTGGAAAATGTAGGACTTACAAACCTAAACGGACAACGACTGTATGCAGTCTTAAGGACACCACAGGCGAACAATGTAGACTTGCATTGTAGTTTAGGATTGCCTATCTTTTACGAAGCAATAGAAGAGCTAAAAGATTTAGACATTGCATACAGCAGGAACGCAACAGAGATATTCGACAGCCGAAGAATGTTGTTACTAGACTCCGACAAGCTGTTAGAGACTGGTACAAGGGTAAATAATACACAGGATGGATTTGAGAGAAGCAAGAAGCGGTTAAGACTGCCAGAGTACGTCAAGAATGTAAATAGCTCAGACATTAAAGGATTCTATCAAGAGGTAAACCCAAGTCTCAACACGGATACACGATTGACAGGAATCAATGCCCTACTGTCACAGATTGGGTATAAGTGCGGATTCTCTAACGGATACTTTGTGTTTAACGAAACAACAGGCATCCAGACAGCAACAGGAGTTGAAGCAGAGCAACAGAGGACGATACAATTTGTTAAGGACGTAAGAGACAAATTACAAGCCTGCATGGATGATTTAATAGCGGCACTTAATATATTTGCTGATCTGTACAAATTAGCACCAAGCGGACCGTATGAAACCGTGTATGACTTTGGAGACATTACATACAACGAAGATGAAGATAGAGCGAGATGGTACAGCTATGTTACTTCCAACAAGATTCCATTCTGGTACTATCTAGTTAAATTTGAGGGATTCAGTGAAGAAGAAGCAAAAGCACTTGAAGAAGAAGCACAACCGAAAGAACCAGACTTATTCGGGGGAGATGAAGAATAATGCTAACGCCAGATTACTTATGGTATGTGCCAGAAAAAGCAGAGAAGCAGGCGGAAGAACTGCATAATAAGATTGTATCCGTCATTATCGAACGAATGATGATAAGGCTAGGACGTGGGGAAGATTACCTTTTTACTCCTATTGACAAGTGGCAGATGGATGTATTGCAGGATGCAGGGTATATCTTGCAAGCGGTACAGGCAGAGATAGCACAAACGACAAAGATAAGTATTGCAGAGATCGCACGCACTATGAAAGAAGCAGGAATCAAGGCTCTTGAATGGGATGATACAATCTACAAGAAAGCAGGTCTTGAACCAACACCACTCGGGAAAAGTCCTTATCTACAGAGACTGTTGCAAAGGAATTATGAAAAGACCAAGGGAGAGATGTATAACTTTACTGGCACGATGCCGAACGCCTGTCATGATAATTACATTAAGGCAGTGGATAAAGCATATACACAGACTGCAAGCGGTACGACAGGGTACACACAAGCGGTTAAAGAAGCTGTAAACGACATAATAAACAGCGGTGCAGACGTAACCTACCCTAGCGGACACAGAGACAGCATAGAAACAGCAACTACAAGAGCGGTTCGCACTGGTGTAAGTCAGATGGCAGGAGAGATCACGGATGCACGCATGGACGAGATGAACTGGGATATAATTCTCACGTCTGCACATTTAGGAGCAAGAATTGGAGACGGTGGAGACAACTTAACCAATCATTACTGGTGGCAAGGCAAGTTTTACAGCAAAAGCGGTAATGACCCAAGATTTCCGCCTTTTTCGGTCTGCGGTATGGGAAACGTGCAGGGAATCCATGGGGCAAACTGCCGGCACTCCCACGGTCCGGGGGATGGAATAAACAATCCGTTTGAGGACTACGACAGCGAAGAGAATCGCAAAGAATACGAGAAACGGAAACGACAGAGAGAGCTTGAAAGACGTATCAGAAAGACGAAACGGCAGTTAATTGGCATGAAAACGGCTGTGGATAATGCAAAGGACGAAGCCTTAAAGCACGATCTTGACATGGAGTATCAGAAAAAGGCTGCACTATTGCAGAAGCAGAACAAAGCCTACAATGATTACTGCGAAAAGAACAATCTTAAGAAGCAGAGCGAACGACTAAACACGGCAGACTGGAACAGGAGTCAAGCATCCTCAGCACGAGGTGCAGCGACACGATACAACAATGCACGAGGTAAATAATGGATACTATAAACAAAATTATGGTAGCCTGTGGGTGGATTATAACAATTGGTAGTGCGATAGGAGTCTTATATACTGCCTATAAGCATTACAAGAAGCCTACGGACGATTTGAAACATCGAATAGATCATATAGAGACAGATATTAAAGAAATTAAACAAAAGCTAAATAGTGACTACAGTGCTATTAATAATCAACGTGATGATATGAACCTAGTAATGAAAAGCATGTTTAATTTGATTGAGAACAAGATCACAGGAAATAACATAGAGGGTCTAAAAAAAACCAGAGACGATCTGATAAATGCGTTGACAACACACGACAAACAGTGAGGTGTTTGCTTTTGAAAGTATATGATTTTACCGTACCCGAACTAAATATGTTCCGTACGTATTGCAACTTCACAAATGTTGAAAGAACATTGTTCGAGTATCGGGCAAAGAATATACCACTAGAGAAATGTGCAGAGCTTATGAACGTAAGCCTGTCTACAGCAAAGAGAATCAGCAGGAGAGTTAATAACAAGATTATTAGAGTATGTTAGGAGAAGAAAATGGGAAGTAGAGAATTTTTAGCAGTATGCAAAGCCAAGATTGCAGATTATGTGAATGATCATATTGATAAGACAGATCAGAAACATCTTACGATCAACGATATATACGTTGTCTGGTATGCTAAGACATTACAGAATCATAAAGCACTGTTAAGCACGACATTATCCGATGGAATGTATTATGAAATGACATTTAACGGAGATAAGAGGGAGCTATACATGGATGCTTATAAGAAGTGGGAAAATGTCAAATTTGATATGTAATGGACAATGAAAAAAAGAGGGGATTGAAAAGGTAAAAATCCATGATACAATATAAATGTAACAAGTAATAAGTTGTTGAATAAATTATTATAAGATTTCATTTTTAGTTTTAAATGAGAGTGGTTTGTTTCGGAGATACTTTTTCATGTTATAATACTTTAATCCTTTCTTTATTGTTTTGTTATGTATATAGTACGGTGGATTCCTCACGGAGTCCGTGGAAGTATAACTCAGTTGGTCAGAGTAGTCGGCTCATAACCGACCTGTCACAGGTTCGAGTCCTGTTGCTTCCATTTGCTCACTGTTGTGAGCATGAGAAATCATTTTTGAATTTCCTCAATTTTTTTGTTTAAATTTCATTTTTCAACACGACACCTTTTTTCATCAATTGGTGTTCCTCAATCTTATCCTTATTGTTCAAGCACCATGACCCCTATCATGGTGCTAATTTTTTAATTTAATATGATACTTTTATGAGACTTTAACGACCTGTTAGAGTCTCTTTTTTAATGCGATAATTTACACATAAAAGGGAGGTGGAAGAGTGAACGGATATAACTATAATCCTTATGCACCAATGTATCAGCAGGATACAATGCAGTTGCAGGATAGGCTAAATCAGTTACAGCAAATGCAACAGCAGTACAATAAACCAATGCCAGAGACACAAGTTCCAACACAGAATGTTAATTGGATACAAGTTGCAGGCATAGAGGGAGCAAAGAACCAGATCGTACAGCCAGGGGCTACAGCATGGATGATGGATAACAACGCACCTTTCTTTTATGTAAAGAGTGTAGATGGAATGGGCAGTGCAACTTTTAAGGTATTTAGATTCGAGGAGATACCGCCAGAAGCCACGCAGAACGCCCAAAAACAAAATGTAAACTATGATAATAGATATGTTACAAGAACAGAGTTTGAAGAACTTCTAGCAAAGCTAGGAGAGCAACCAGAGAAAGGAGAGTTAAGCAATGAGTAATCCTTTAATGAACATGATAGGCGGTATGATAGGAAACAACAACCCTATGCAAATGGTACAGCAGGTAATGGGCATGGTAAGAGGGTCTAACAATCCGCAGTCTATGGTTGAGAGCATGGCACAGACAAACCCTGCGATCAAGCAGGCAATGGAAATGTGCAAGGGAAAGAACCCACAAGAAGTGTTTAATAGCCTATGCCAACAGCAGGGCATGAATCCACAGGATATTGTGGACAAAGTGAACAAATAGATATTAAGCGGTGCACAGCTTGGTAAATAAATTTATGGAGGACAACAACAATGAATGAAGCAATGGGACTCACTGCGGCAGATGTAGCGGCAGTGACAAGAAATGACGGATATGATAACGGCTTCGGCAACGGTGGTTGGTGGATTTGGATTATCTTAATTGCTTTCCTTTTCTGTGGTAACGGATGGGGAAGAAATAACGATACCGCAACGACCGCAGGCGAAAATGCTTTCTTATCCGATGAGTTTGTTAAGAGAGATATTTTCAATACAAACCAGAACGTATCTAATACAGCTTGTCAGACACAGAGAGACGTATTAGAAAGCAGATACACAACACAGTTAGGATTACAGCAGATGCAGGCACAACAGCAGGCTTGTTGCTGTGAAACACAGAAAGAAGTGTTACAGAACCGCTATGATGCGGCTTTAATGGCCCAGAATATGCAGGCACAGATGGCACAGTGTTGCTGTGATATTAAGGAAACAATCCTCGCAGACGGACAGGCTACACGCCAGTTGATGCAGGACAACACAATCCAGAATCTTAGAGATAAACTTGCGGACAGAGATAGAGACTTACAGTTATCTAACTTCCAGATTTCGCAGGTATCACAGACTAAGAACATTGTGGATGCTGTTAGACCATTCCCAACACCTGCATACATTACAGCAAGTCCTTATGTATCCTATAATGGGTATGCATACGGTGGTTGCAACTGCGGAAGTGTAAATGTGTAAATAAATCAAGCTTGTTGGAAGAATCCATATCTACTAAGTAGACTAGCAATATATTGACGATAGGGTGTCGGGTTCGGCATCCTATTTTTGTTTAGGAGGGAAAATTATGTTAAATGCGGTAAATGTAGCACAGCAGGATGTAAACAGTGGTGCAAACGTACTATTTGCGAATACACGATATAGTAGCAGACGTTGTACTTGTAATTATGGGTGGCTGAATCATGTAGAGGGGTCTGGTCTGTTTACGTTAACGAATAGATCAAACTGTCCTATGACTGTAGAGGTAGAATTTAACGGAAATGTATCCGCTAATGCAACAGGAGCAACGGCACTTGCTGTAGAGCTTAACGGAGAAGCTATTGGTGGAACAGAAATGGACTATACAGTAGCTACAGCGAACACATTTCAGAACGTGGGAGCAACAACGGTTGTAACTGTACCATCTTGCGGTAGCTTAATCGTAAGCATCGGAAATGTAGGAACAACAGCGGAAATAGTAAAAGATGCGAATATTATTATAAAGCGTATCTCTTAAGGAGGTGCGATCATGATTGAATTTACAAACAATCTTGAAGTAACAAAAACAGAAGATATCTTTGACGAGATCAACAAAAGATATGTAGCGGCTATGATGATACACGGTCAAATGGCAGATTATTTCAACTTCTTAGGTTTGAAAGGCTACAAAAGATTACATGAATACCAGTTTCTTACAGAAAGCTTGGAGAGACGTGAAATATGCAGGTATTTTGTAGATCATCACGGCAAGCTTTTAAAAGATTCTTTTAGCGGTACTATAAAAGTGATTCCCGACTCTTGGTATACAGCCAGTAGACTAAGTATCGGAAAATCCACAAAGCAGAAAGCCGTAGAGGATGGTTTTATAGAGTATCACAACTGGGAGAAAGAGACAAAAGAAGCCTATGAGAAGTACGCACAGCAACTTAGAACGAACGGAAACGTATCGGATGCACTATTTGTAGAATGTCTGGTAAAAGACGTATCTAAAGAGCTAGAAACGGTTGAAAAGATGGTTACTGATCTAATCTCTGTAGGATACGACATGGTGTATATTACAGAGACACAGGACTGCATTCATGAGAAATACAAAAAGAAGCTTAAGGGGGTCAAATTATGAGTGAAATCAAACATGTTCTGGAAGAACAGCTAGAAAGAGAAAAAAACTCAGCATTAAAACAGCTCACAACATCTAATCTTGATGCAATGTATAAGATTACAACAACATTATGCAATCTTGAAAAGATGGAGCATGGAGACATAGCGGAAACCGTCATGGATGCAGGAGAGAATCTTATTAAGAAGTACAGCAATGGCAAGTATGATAAAAATATAGATGCATTGTATGACAACTACTTAAGTGCTAAAATGGCATACAAAGAAAACGGAGATCAAGGACACCGTGATAAGCTTATGGAATCGGTCGGTAGATTGATGGTGGAAGTGTATGATATGCTTTCTTCTATGGTTATTGATTCTGACTTTATGGACGAGAGAAAAGAGATACAGCGACAGATAAAGAAACTTGCGGAAATGTAAAAAAAGAGGGTATTGAAACGGCATATTTTAGGGTTTACAATAAATATGTAGGAATTATGCAGATTTGCCACAGCCTCCTTGTAAGTACAGAGTTTTTTAAGCGTTTTTGGTTACACGACAACAGGAAAAGAGTTCGAGGCTCGAGTGGGGTTCAAGTCCCCACATTTCTTTTACCTTGACTTAGGTATATAAGTCTTAATCCATTACCGCAGACATAGCGGTATACAAACAATGTAGGAGGATATATATGCAGAATTACGAACAGATTTTAGCAGAATTAG